AAAGCTCCCGCCCGGGGAAAAGGCCGCACACTGGACGCTCAAGCGGGGCGGCAAGCTCATCTGCGGCGCTGTCCGCATCCTGACCGAGGCCGAGTATGCCGCCCTCGAGAAAACACACATCTGCTGCACGGTGGCGGCGGTCTCCGACAACAGGGAACCGCTGCTGCCGCATTTTCATGTAGAGGGGAGCTGAGAAAATGAGCAAGCCTGTTTTTGATCAGCCCTACGGCCTGCGCTACAAGGTGGACGGCGTTCAGATGCAGCTTTCCTGGCGGCCTGACTTCGGTGCCGAAAAGACTGCTGCCCTGCAAAAGGCGCAGTATGCCATGGCACAGGAAGCGGCCCGGCTCATCGACAGCTATGTTCCGCTGGACACCGGCACACTGAAAAACAGCGTGCAGACTGCTTCCAAGTATGACGAGGGCCTTTTGGTGTACAACACCCCTTACGCCCGCAAGCAGTATTACCTGCACGCCGAGGGCAGCGACCTGCGCACCTTCATGGGCAACAAAGAGCGTGGGCAGGAAGCCGACAAGTACAAAGGTCTGCGCGGCTCCTACTGGGGCCAGCGGGCACTTGCAGACATGGGAGAGCATCTGGCCCTTTATGCGACCCGTGCCGTTACCATGTTCTGGGGAGGGATGGGCCACTTATGAGCGAGAAAGCCACCATCACGGCCATGCGGGAGTGGCTCAAGACCTGCCCTCTCATCGCCGAAGAACAGACCGAGAACGGGGCCGCATTCCGTATCTCCGGGCTTTCCCCGGAACCGGTGGCTGAATTCTCCATTGAGGATTCCCCCACAGACCCGGTGCTGACCACTTATTTCTCCGGCAGGAACATGGCCAAAAGCTATGTATTCCTGAGCCGCCGGGAATACAGCGAGGCCCAGAGCACCCAGATTGCCAACAGCGGCTTTTTTGAGCAGCTGGCCGACTGGGTACTTGCCCAGAATGACCGGCATGACCTGCCCCAGCTGGAAGCCCCAAAGCAGCCCCTCAGCGTATCGGTCACCGCATCGGGCTATATCGTTACCAGCAGCGCCGGAAGCTGCAAAATGCAGATGCAGCTCCGGCTCGTTTATTACCAACCGAAAGGAGTTTCAACATGACTGTTACTGAAGCTGTTACCGCCTCCGGCATCACCCCCAGCGCCGACTACAAGGGCATCGAGAACACCGATGACTTTGTGCTGGCCATCTGCACCGAGGCCAGCAAGAAGGATGCTGTTAAGGACTGGACCGTCTGTGCCGACCATGTGCGGGAGCACAGCGGTGCACTGAACGCTTCCACCTCTGACAACGCCTACATCCGCACCGGCCCCGTTACCACCAAGGGCAGTGTTCAGCGCACCCTCGCCATCAACGGCGACCGCTGCAAGGGAGATGCGTTCCAGGACTTCATTCTGGGCCACGAGATGATCTATGGCTTCGGCCAGAGCGTCATCCTGCCCTACATCTATTTCTCCCTGCGCACCGGCAAGGGCGAGAAGGGCGAAGCTGCATTCATCGTCACCAGCGACGTGGGCGGCTCTGCCGGCGCAATCGCCACCTTTGCCTGCGATGTAAAGGGCATCGGCACCCCTGCCAAGTTCGACTATTCTACCGCTGCGGCAGGCTGATCCTGCCCGTAGCTCTGTGCCCTCGTCCTGACCGGCGAGGGCTTTTTTGATAGGAGACGACCATGAAGATCTTTGATAAGGAATTTGCGTTTTCCAGCCTGAACGCCAACGATATCGAGCGGCTGGAACAGGCAAAGGCAAAGCTGGAAAAGGCCGAGGAGGCCGAGCGTCAGCGTGCACAGCAGACTCCCAACATGAGCTACGCCGAGGGCATCCGCGGCCAGTGCCGCATCGTGGAAACGTTTATCGATGATGTGCTGGGCAAAGGGTCTGCGGCAGCTCTGGGGCTGGACGGCAACGACCTGGGCAAGGCCCTGACCGTGATGACCGAACTGACCCGGGCGGCCAATCAGGAAAAGCAGAAGTTCGACCCCAGCCTTCTGGCTCCTCAGCTGAACCGTGAGCAGCGGCGCAAGGCAAAGCGCCGCCGTCATCATGGCTGACATCCTGCTGGAACCACTGCCTGCCGAGTGGGAGGGCCGCGCCATCGACCCGGACTTCCGGCCCATGGTCTGGCTGTCGAACCAGTATCAGCGCAAACGGGAGAAAAAGGACACCCTTGCCTTTGCGCAGGAAGCATTCCGGCGCTTCTACCGGGAGCCGATTCCTCCCCAGCTGGCCCCGGAGGCCTATGAAAGCCTGCTGCGCTTTTACCACGGGGCCGACCCGCCCGGACGTTCCGGCGGCAAAGGCAGTGGTTCCGGTGAGCCTGCCATGGATTTTGCCTGTGACGCGGACTATCTGACCGCAGCCTTTCAGCAGGCTTACGGCATCGACCTTACGGCAGAGCGCATCCACTGGTGGCGGTTTCTGGCTCTGCTGCGGGGGCTGCCGGAGGAAACCACCATGGCGAAGATCATGTCCTGGCGCACGATGGACACCTCCGGCATGGAGGGCAGGCAGCGCCAGCAGTACGAGGACCTGAAGGAGACCTTTGCCCTGCCCAAAGAACTGCGGCACACCCGGACGGCAGTCACGGTGGCCGACCACAATGCCGCCTTCCTGCAGCGGCTCAAGCATGGCGATGATGAGGAGGTGAGCGCCCCCAATGGCTGATTTCAGTATTACGGGTGATGTCCGGCTGAACAGCGACCCGGCAGAGCAGAGCGTCAATAAATGGACGGTAGCCGCCGGGCAGATGATCGCCGATTTCGCTAAGAAAGCCGCCGATGCCCTGATGAGCGTGGTGAAGAGCGGTCTGTCCTACAACCGGGACATGGAGAGCTACCTCACCAATTTCAAGGTCATGCTGGGTGACGAACAGCTTGCCGCCGAAAAGCTGGAAGAGATCCGCAAAATGGCGGCATCCACACCCTTCACCCTGTCTGATCTGACTGAGGGCACCCAGACCCTGCTGCAATTCGGCATTGCGGCAGACGACACCACCAACGTGCTGCAGATGCTGGGCGATATCTCTCTGGGCAACGCGGACAAGATGCAGACCCTTGTCCGGGCCTATGGCAAGATGTCCAGCGCCCAGAAGGTCACGCTGGAAAACGTGAACATGATGATCGACGCGGGCTTCAACCCGCTCAATCAGATCTGCGAGGCCACCGGTGAATCCATGGCTGACCTGTATAAGCGCATCTCGGACGGCAAGGTGGGCTTTGAGGAATTGCAGGCCGCTGTGGAAGCCGCCACCAGTGAGGGCGGGCAGTTCTACAACGGTATGCTGGAAGCCAGCCAGACCTTCCGCGGGCGGCTGTCTACCCTGCAGGACAACGTGGCTGCCCTGACCGGCAAACTGACTGACGGCCTGTTCTCGGCTCTCGGCGACCTCATCGTCAAGGCCAACGAGCTGGTGGTCTCCATCACGGAGGATGACCAGAAGCTGGCCAAACTAAAAGACACCATTGGTCTGGTCATCACCGTTGTCACCTCTGTCGGTGCTGCATTTCTGACCTACAAAGGCTACCTGACTGCCACCTCTGCCGCCACTGTGGTACAGACGGCAGCCACCACAGCCCTTGCCGCTGCACATAAGGCTGCCGAAGGTGGGGCAACCGGTTTGGCTGCAGCACAGGCCGGACTGAACGCTGTCCTGAAAGCCAACCCCATCGGGCTTGTGGTTTCTGTTCTGGCCGCTCTGGCAGCGGCCCTTGTGACTGCCTACCAGACCAGTGAGACCTTCCGCAACATCGTGAACGGGGCCTTTCAGGCTGTGGCGAACATCGCAAAGAGCACCATTGGGGCGGCCATCGGATGGCTGGACAAGCTCAGTTACAAGCTGAACAGCTTTCTCGGGAAGGATGGTTATACCGGCTTTTCCAGCTACGATGACTACAAAGCAGACAAGGATGCACAGGCTGCAGCGGCCACTTCCAAAGCTAACCGGGAGGCACGGCACAAGGCAGCCCAGGCCGGGCAAGGCATCAGCACCAAGAGCTGGACGGAACTGCAAGAGGAGGCCAAAGCTGCACAAAAGACCACTGAGCAAGCGGCCAGTGCTGTTTCTGCATCCTCGAAAAAGACCAGTTCTTCCGCCAAAAAGGCTGCATCTGAGGTAGTGAACTCCATTACCTCCACCAGCACGCAGATTGAGAACGGGGTCACCCGTACCACCGAAACGGTCCATGAGACCCTGAAAAACGGCACGAAACAGCAGAAGCAGACCGTCACCGAAACCAGCCGTCAGATGGTGGACGGTGTCCTCTCGGACGTTAAGACCATCACCACTACAGCGGCAGATGGCACAAAGAAGGTCACGCAGAGCATCGAGGCTGTCCGTGATGTGGTTTCCACGGTCACCGCGACCCAGACGGCCCTCGTGGACGGGGCCAAGGTCACCACCCAGACCACCACCGAGACGCTGGCAGACGGCAGTGAGCAGGTTAAGCGGGTCATCACCAGCACCGGCACTGAGGTCATCGAGGGCGTGCAGCACACGGTCAAGACCGTGACCACCATCGCCGCCGACGGCACCCAGACCGTGGCTAAGACCATTGAGGATGCCGGACCGCAGTACGCAAGCGTCGGAGACCTTCTCACCTCCCAGTTCCGCACCAAGCTGGACGAGGGATGGGCGCAGATTCAGTCCGACATCCAGACGGATGCGCTGGGGGCCATCGAGACGCTGGCCACGGCGCTGAAGAACGGCGACCTCGAGCAGCTGGGCCTGTGGGCGGCTTCCTACTTCTGGCAGGCCTGCACCAAGGAACAGCAGGCGCAGATCCAGAGCGTGGCCATGGGGGCGCTCAACCAGCTGGGCAGCGCTTTGGGCGGCGTGTTCGGGAACCTCGCCAATCTGGCCATGGGTCTGGTGGCGCAGTTCGTGCCCGCCGCAGCCAGCGCCACAGCCGGGCAGACTGCCCTGAACGTGGCCATGGATGCCAACCCCATCCTCTTTGTCATATCCCTCATCGGGATGCTGGTGGGTGCCCTGCTGAACCTCTCCGGTAAAAACAAGGATGTGGCCAACGCTTTCCAGAATGTCTGGGCGGGCGTTGAGGACTTTATGAGCTACATCTTCGAGGG